GTATGGCGTCATGTGAGTATGCAGTTATGGATGACTGCAGCATTATGCACACGCCAGGTTACAAGGGGTGGTTTGGGGCGCAAGCTGAAATTGGACTGCGCAAATTACATTACGACGCTGTGTATGTTAAGTGGGGCAAACCAATTATTTGGTGTTGCAACAGGGATCCGCGCATTGACATGCGACAGGATATGGAAAGTGAAAGGGGTAAAACATTCTGGCAAGATGATATTGATTGGATGGAAGAAAATTGTCATTTTGTGGCTGTTACAAGCCCTATTTTTCGTGCCAGTACAGAGTAGAATTAACATTGAGAGACAATGTACTATCGTTAGGGCTTGCCGTGACGGGTGTCGGGCAAGAAAACAAATCGAACACGTAGACATTTCCCATGCCACGTTTATCTTGTACGCTATTTGAGACTGTCGTAATAGAGTTACCGTTCTCCTCGTCATCATAACGGAGGGTCTTGTTGAAAGGTGTCCAGGTCTTGCAGATCTTAGGACGAGCGAAATCATTGCCAGAACCAATGGTTCGGAGGGAGTCAGAATGTACGGTGAACCTGTTCTTGTCGACAGGGGCCACCATCTGATCAATCCAATCGGTTGTCTTGACACCTAGGAAAAGAAAGTCTTGGACGACGTCATAGACAGCCACCCAATTACCGGTGCTAGTGCCCTGAGACAGATCGACCATAGGCCGGGAGCTGCTGGAAGTCTGAGTACTTTCGGCCGACATAGTACCAAACTGGCCAGGGAGTCCTAGGTACTGTTTGGAAGAGACAACGATCCTTCGCCAGCGCCAAAGGGATGCGTTATTTGGGATGATATCCCAGGTCTCAGAAAGACCTTTAAGGAAGGGAGTTGTAGAGGTCCGACTGGCCATGTAGGCCTGCGCGTTATTCTTGAGGTAGCGTCCAGTGGGTATGTAGCACAAGACGTGCACCTTATCACCCTTGTTGGCATTGGCATTGATTACCATCGGCTGACCAAGTACGACTGTAGACTCGGGTGGGCTGTTGACGCTAATGGGGGCTGCGCTGAGACATTGGTCTCGCTTCTTGATCGACATTCGATCCACTAGGCTGCGCCTCGGTGAGCCCTTTTTGCGAGAGGTTCGCTTCTTCCCGCCGTAGCGTCGGCGGCTTGAGGCTTTTTTGCGATAGGCTCGCTTGGTCCTGAAGGATGCGAGCCTGGAGGATCGCCACTTGCTGTAGCGTGAATTGGCCATTATGTTGGGGAGTTTGTTGAGACATGCGCGTCGCGCTGGGGGGATCGGGGGGGTATTTATAGTCCACGTTGTGTCCTGTGTCCTGTGTCCTGCTATAATATTAGTTTCGCAGGACACGGGTGACTCAGCAATGCTTTTCGTCAACAGCAAGTATGTCTTACTTACATATGCACAGTGTGGAGACCTCGACGAATGGAATGTCTCTAATCGTCTCTCGTCACTTGGAGCTGAGTGTATCGTCGCCAGAGAGATTCATCCTGAAACTGGAGGAGTTCATCTTCACGTGTTTGTCGACTTTGGGCGGAAATTTCGCTCGAGGGACGTTAGAATTTTCGATGTGGACGGTAGGCATCCGAACGTGGTGCCTTCTAGGGGAACTCCAGAGAAAGGTTACGATTATGCAATCAAGGATGGAGAGGTTATCGCCGGAGGGCTTGAGAGACCGCAACCGCGCGGAGGTATGCATGATGGAGCTCATCGAATCAGCAACGTCTCGCACCTCTGCGAGTCTGAAAAGGAGTTTCTTGAGCTTTTCGACGAGATGGATAGAGGAACTCTCTGGAAATCTTTCACCAGTATCAGGGCTTACGCCGGATGGAGATTCGCTGTTGAACCGGAGCCTTACAGGGAGCCTGCCGGCCATGCCGGATTCGAATACTTTGGCGGCGAACTTGATGGACGAGATGATTGGCTGGCGCAGTCTGGAGTGGGACGTGGAGACGTGGCATTAGGTATGTCTTAAACCTACGCAAGGGGGGAGCCCCACTCGTCCCTCGTATTCGCCTACGGCTCATGGGCACCCACCCCCCGATGCTTTGGTTCGCTCGTTCGTATATTTACTCTGGCTGATGTTGACAGGGAAGCGACCAAAATCACTTGTGCTGTATGGTGGAAGCCGTCTTGGGAAGACTTCCTGGGCACGAAGTTTAGGCAACCATCTTTACTTCGAGAAGATGATATCCGCTAAGGTTGCCATTGAAGGTATGGCGTCATGTGAGTATGCAGTTATGGATGACTGCAGCATTATGCACACGCCAGGTTACAAGGGGTGGTTTGGGGCGCAAGCTGAAATTGGACTGCGCAAATTACATTACGACGCTGT